GGAACACGCCCCCCCCGCCTGGCGGCGGGAGCGGAGCCCCTACCCACACACAGACCCCCGACCGAACCCCGGGCAAAGGGAAGTGCTCCGTATCCAAGCGAGGCTTAGGAGCTGGCTCTAGAGCCGGCGCGTAGGGCTTCGCCATGGGTCGGTAGTACGTGGATGAGAAGGTGCACGTCATGGACAAACCGATAGCAGTAAACAGCGAAACCAAGGATGCAGTGCGGCAACGCCTGCAAGCCATGAGGAGGGAGGTGTCTAAGTTGAGCCGGGTTACAACCAGCGCAACCGACATCAACCTGAAAGCGCAGGCGCTCCAAGAGGCCTCGCGCCTTCAGCAGCTTATTGCTGCCGACATGAAGACGCTGGGGATGTCTGAGCTTCCGCCTATTAAGGGGAAGCGTCCCGGCGTCGACGGCACCAAACCGCATCTCATGCCCACGAATGAGATGACTGTTGAACAAATGTTGACCCTTGCTGCGGCAGGACAGTCAACCCCTGAGGGCTTAGCAGCCCTGGAGAAGGCGGCAGTCGCACTGACTAGCCCGTTGGTGACCCCCTGGGTCCCGCCCCAGTTCCCGCCGATGCCCGACGCTTCGGCAGTGGCAGCGTTCTTTAATGCTGCTCACACGATGACGCCGCTCCAAGGCGTGCTCAGGAGTCCTAAGGACCCCCACTTCAAGAAAGAGGGGGGCCTGAAGAACCTCGCTACAGTGGCTCAACCGCCGCAGTACGTGGGGCAGGACGCGGAGTGGATTGCCCTACTCCAACAGGTTCCCGCCCGGTTCAAGGGCGATGCGGAGCGTGTATCCAAAGCGCTCCAAGCTGCAGTATCAACGTACTGCGTGACGAGTGGCCCCCTTGAGGGTTGGCTGCTCCGCTTGAAACTCGGCGATGACCGGCCGCACCCCAATTTCGTGCTCACAGGAGACGAAAAGGCCGCTGTCACTGCCGTCCTCCCGTGGGCAATGTCACGAACTCCGACATTCAAGGACCGTGACTTGTTGGAGATCCTACGCAAGGTTCGGATACATGCCACAGCATCGTCGGGCATGCCTCGCAATGGGAAGAAGGGCGTCGTTGTCGCAGACATGATGAAAGACGCCGCCCAGTATTACGACCTGCTCACCCAGAAGAAACTGCCGGCGTTCCAGCGGCAGTTCCCTGGTGAGTTCCTGACTCTCGCTAAGGCGAAGTTGGACAGATACGAGATCCACGAGTGGGGCCAGAAAATAAGGCCCTATTACTGTATCAACGGTGGCCTAGGGCTACTCTATTCAGCCGTCGTCCAGGCCTACAGTTCTTCGCTGTTGGGCTTCTGGGAGGACGATCGCTCGTGCAACGCGCACGGGTTCGCTTGGAATTCAGGCGGTGGAAACCGCTTGTATTCCTGGGTGAACTCCAGGCTCGCAAAGGGGCCTGGCGTTCATGCTATAGGGTACTCCGATGATGGCCTGTGGACAATCGTGACTGAGGACGGAGCCGTCTTGGTGTCGGACAAGGACATCGCGCAGCAGGACGCCTCCTGTGGCAACGCACACTTGCCCCAGTACAGGGAACACCTCCTGGCAGTCCTTGAGCAGGCTTTGAATGAAGCCTGGAAGATGGTTGCACTGGCCGCTGTAACGGCGGTGTTCAAGCAGCTGGTATTGCTCTATAAGAGCTTGGTGTACGCCAGCGAAAATAAGATACACTCCGGGGTGCCCGGGACTGCGGAGGCCGATCAAGTGGCTTTCGCGACTTTCTATGTCCTAATCAAGATCGCTTACGCTGCGCTCCCCAAGGAAATGCCCCCCCTAGATAGGTTTGCCGCGGCAGAGGAACAGGTCTCCAAGAGGATTGGACTTCGGTTCAAGCTCTCGCAGTGGCATGTCTTCGCGCCAGAGCAAGAGACGTACCCGTGGACATTCCTCGGGAAACAGATTGTCCGCTATCAGCACCAGTATGTGCCGGTGGTACCTTTCGAGAAGGCCGTTGTCCAGCTGGTCACCCCCAAGAAGAATATGGGTGGCGTGGCGGGGCAGCGTGCCTGGATGGAGCGTGCCCGCGGGTTGGCGGTGACATCCCTCTATTGGCATCCGGTTCTCTACGCCATGGCGAAAGCCGCGTATGAGCGTAAAGCCGATATGGGCATCAAGCCCGCAGCCACCTTCGAGGGTGAGGATGAAGACGATCTTGCACAAATTCTGGGCACAGGCGTCACGGTTCAGTTCCCGGACGACAGCTTCCCGAAATGGGAGTGGATCATGCAGCTCTACACGGGGCTGGTGGTCCCCGGCAGGTCCGCCGAGCAGGTCGTGGTTGTGAAGGCAGCCAAGTCAGCGGCCGACTACTTTGATGAGTTCTTCCCAGAAGCCCCGGAACCAGTTCCCGGTGCGCCCTGGGCAGACTCCGCTATGGAAACTGAAGAGCGTCTGCGCGCTCTCAAGATCCTAGAGCCGGAAATGGCTCAGCGACTTGACACGATGGTGCTGCCCGTGGCCGCAAGCGCCAAGGAGCAGTACCAGATGGCCCCGCTCTCTGCGGCGGTCAAGGCGGCCTGGAATGCTGAGAGGGTAGCGTATTACCGCAAGGTGAACGCTAGCACCGAGAAACGGCGTAAGGGTTTCGTCCGTGGAGGAGCTGTGGAGCGGCTCGAAGACGCCAATGCCACCGTCGTGTTCACCGCCAAAGGCATGAAACTGGCCTGGGAGGGAGCATGGGAGGAGGACTTTGGTGAGGTTGACCCGAACACGGTCCCTGATGAGGACTGGCAGGAACCAATCCAGGAGGAGACCCAGGAGGAGTGGGGGCGCCGGATGGAAGCTGAAGGCGACGCCCAAATCCAAGATCTCTGGGAGAAGCACGAGAAGCATCGGCTCGAGGCCCGTGGCGCGGGTAAACGCCAGCGTCGTGATGACGACATCTAAACTCATCCATGCCCACTATGCCGGGGCTAAACGGGTAGATGATCATCAAGGTGCTTATAAGACAATGGCAGCAGCAGCTATGCAAGCCCTAGCACCTCTTGTGCAGTCCGCAAAGGACCACAAAGTATTTAGCAAGGCACTGGCCAACATGGCCAGTGGCCGCAAGAAAGGCCTCCTCAAGTCGCTTTTGGGGGGAGCCAGCAAAGTCGCGGGCGCCTTTGGTTTCGCAAACCAGGCCCAGTACGTCCGAACGGGCGGTAAGGGCAAGAAGGCAAACCGTGGGTCCGGCGGAGGCGGACGTGGGCCTGGGTCCAACCTCCCAGGTGGTGTGACGGTTCAAGCGGGTAATGCCCCCATCCAGTTCGCAAGAACGGATGAGATCACCAACTTCTTCCGTTTCTACCCGACGAAGAATGGCTGCATGGTGCACGCGGCTGTTCAGGTACTCCAGATTGCCCAGCGATGGGACACTGAGGCGGGCGGGTTTCTTGCCGCCCAGAACCTACTGATCAACCCTGCCCTTCCCGATTACCCGTGGTTGTCGACCTTTTCGGCGCTATGGAAGAAGTTTCGGGTGAAGAATCTTAGGTTGCACTACCAGCACTTCGCCTCGACTGAGGTCCCTGGAGAGCTGATTATGAAGTATACGCCTGACCCTGACGACGTCCTTTTGGGACAGCCAGAAGACCAGGTGTGCAATGGGTCCAACTTCCAGCGTGGAGCGCTGTACGAGGACTTCATGATGGAGTGCGATGTTAGCGGCGCGACCAAGGTGCCGCTAGACACCGACTTCACGGATTCGACGGACAAGAACGATACCTGCTTTGGGCAGATCGCTTTCTTCGGGAATCACTTCACGGGCCCCACCGTCGTTACGGATGCAACCAGCACCCTGCCGGGCAACCTTTACGTGGAGATGATTGTCGAGTACAACGACCGGTTCGTGCCGGCCGCTGATCTCGCCTTGGTACGTGCTGTTATGCGTTCACAAGTGCACAGCCGTGAGCAGAAGCTCGAAGCCCTCGGAGTCCTGGCGGACCGCGAGGAGGAGGCAATGCGTCGCAAGAAGGCGGAGGTGAAACGGGTGGATCCCGTTAGTGAACTTCTGGCCCGAAGCGCCGCTGCCCAGCCAATCCTGCCTAGCAAGGGTTTGCGTGTACAGAGGGAGACTGCACGATAAATAGTCTTCCGTTGGGAAGGGAGCTGCCCGTAGGGCCCCC